GGATCTTCAGGCCCGCCACTTAGACGCCCCCGAGGGTCTGCACGCCGGGAACTTGGAACGCCTCGGCGTAGCGGCCCGGTTCGGGGGTGATGATCACTGTCAGACCCGCCCCGTAGGATTCGACCACCCGCCCCCTGCCCGCGGTCAGCCCGAGCCGCTTATCCGCCGTGGCGACGACCAGCCCGCGCACGTTCAGATCCACGGCCGCGGCGGTGTTGCGGACGGCGAGGAACAGGCGCAGGTGTTCGTCGGTGCGGGGCACCTCGATCCCATGCACGGAGGCCGCCAACCCCAACGGTTCGGCGAGCTCCACCCTTGGCCCGTCCGCGCCGGCCATGAGCGCGTCGCAGTCGGCCCCGGTCGGGAGCAGCGAGTCGGCCAGGCGCAGAACCCGGGACACGATCAGACCAGCCCAAACACCCATATCAGACCACCTTTACCGGCCCGCGGCTGGTGTTGCCGCTGGTCGAGTTGAACTTCTTCGGACGCAAATAGCCTTGTATGCCCTGCTTGGAGAGGGTGTCGACGTGGGCGCCGCCCGGGTTCTGCGTCATCACCTTCAGGCTGCTGCCCATGTCCTGCAGGACGATCGCGACGTGCCCGTACCCGCCGCCGTAGAAGGCGTTCCAGCAGGCGATATCGCCCTTCGCCGCGCCGCTGCTCGCCGCGACCCTTGTGTAGAGCGACGCGGGGGCGGCGTCGAACCAGCCGTTACCGTTCGCGATGACCTGCGACTGACCACCCACACTGTAGATGTGGTAGTGGTTCGCCAAGTCGACGCACTGCGCGCCGTAGGCGCCGTCCATGTCGATCGCGCGGCCGTTCACGTTCCCGACCCACACGTCAACGGAACTGTTCGCGCCCTTCGCGACCGTGCCCGTCAGATACGGGTTACGCCCATCCTTCAGCGGGCTATCCGTGGTCTCAGCCTTCGGCGTCGACTTCGGTGTTTCCGGGGTCGGGTCGATGGGCCGCTGACAGGTGAGCACGACGGGGGCAGCGGACTTCATCGGCACTTCGACTTCGTTCACGATCCAGTTCCCGCCCATCGGCCCCACGTTCCGGCCCGACAGGATCACGGCGTCGCCGACCTTCGCGCTGTCAGCGTCCGGGGAGATCAGCTTCACGGTCAGCGTCTCGGGGGTGTCACTGTCGGGGTCGTCAGTGTATTCGGGCATCCCCGTCATGCCGCTGGAATAGGACGCCCAATCATGCCAGACCAGCCGCCACTGCTTCCGCAAACCGCCCTGACGGACCAGCCACGACGGCTTCGCGAACACCAGCGACGTCCCGGTTTCGTACAGCCACACCCCGACTTCCCGGGCCAACTGGGCCAGGACGTCCCACGTCGATTCGGGCGTCTCGCCCGGGTCGGGCTTGGCTCTGGCGATGGTCTTGTTGCCGAGGCCTGGCTGCACGACTGAGCGCATCCCGACGGACGCGGCCACGGACTGCACCCACGCCGTCACACTGGTGTTGCCCCAGGACTTCGCGCCGGTCTGCTTCTTCAACGCGACCACAAACCGGGAAGGGGCGGTCACTTTGAGGATCGGGCCGGCCGCGCCCGAGGACAGGTTCACGCCGTGCGAGGTCAACTGCAGATCGGCGTACCGGATCGACGCGCCCCGATTGAAAATCTTCGACTTGAACAGGTCCAGGTCGAGCGTGTCAAGGAATGACAGGCTCATTTCCGTTACCTGGCTGTTCGACAGGGACAGGGACGCGGCCACACACGCGCGTTCGAGGCCGTTCCCGAGCTTCGAGCCCGAGACCGTGATCGCCTTCAGCCGGTTACCGTCGAGGGTCGCCGACATATCAGGGGCTCGCGATCATTAGGCAGACAGGCATGTCGTCATGTTCGCCCGTCCGCTAATTGTCGTGGGGGAAGGCTAGGATGAAGGCACTAAGAAGCCCCGCGACTGCGTCAACAGTCCGGGGCGATGAACGACTAAGTAGGAGTCGCTATGACTATCTTGCCATGCACCGTCGAAGGGTGCGACCGCAAACACTTCGGACGCGGATACTGTTCACGGCACTACTACAAGTGGAGCAAGTACGGCGACCCACTTGCCGGCGGCACGCGCTACAAGACCCCTGAAGAATCTTTCGCTGCACACGCTAAGCCGATGACTAGTGGCTGCATCGTCTGGACCGGGACTAAGAACGCTGCGGGATATGGACTTGTGTTCCAAAAGCTCGCGCACCGATACGCCTGGGAACGGAACAATGGACCGATCCCCGACGGGCTATTCATCGACCATATCTGCCACGTACGCCACTGCGTGAACGTAGAGCACCTTCGGTTGGCCACCTCGAAACAGAACAACGAGAATCGAACTAAAGGCGCATCCATCTCAGGGATACGAGGAGTGACTTGGGATAAGAGCCGCCGAAAATGGGCAGTGAATATCACTCATGAAAGGCGCACGCACAATCTTGGGCGATTCGATGACCTTGAAGAAGCGGCTGAGGTCGCTCGCGCCGCAAGGCTTCGGCTGTTCACTCACAACAATCACGACCGGGTCGCCTAGCGGGCTGGCACCTTTAGCACTTGCCCGACGCGGATAACGTTGGGGTTAGGGATCACCGACCTATTCATCGCGAAAATTTCCGGCCATCGGGCATAGTTTCGGTACAGCTTGTACGCGATCAGCGAGAGCGAATCACCGCTGACGACCTTGTAGGTGCGCGAGGTAGCCTTCACCGGGGCCGGCTTCGCCGTCGCGATGGGCTTTCCGCCGGCTTTGATCAGGTTCGCGGGCAGGCCCCCGGCTTCTTCGAGGGTCCAGGTGAGCACGGCCCGGCTGACCCGGTTGTCGGCGGCGCGCTGCTCGACCTTGACGGGCAGGTCGATGATCCGCCACCACACACTCTGTTCGTAGGCCGATGACCCGCCGACGAAGCGGACCTTCTGCCCACGCTTGGCGAGGTCAGTCAGCGGCAGCAGGATATGTTCGATGGACGCCCGGTAGTCGCCCGACCCGATCCGGTGACTGAACGACAGGGTACGGAACGACGGCCCGGTCATCGTCGTTACCGGCTTCAACCCTTCCCGCTCAACCGTGCCGAACTTCGCAACCTCGGAATGCTCAAACGTCGTCGGCGCCATATACAGCGGGAACCGCTTCCCGGCCTCATTGGTGACATACATCGAGTTGATCCCGGCTGAGCGGGCGACCAATACGCGGACCATTACCTGTACGTCCTTCGGTTGTGTGAGTTCAGTTCGTCCTGCAAGGTCTGCACGACAACCTCGCGCAGTTGGTCGAGGTCAACGTTACCCGCTGCGGTGACGGGAACTTGGAAATTCATTTGCCCGATCGACAGGTTCGTGCTGCTGCCGCCGCGGCGTGAGTGCCCGGCTGTGAGGGACGGCCCGGCGCCGGCAGGCCTGCCACCGGACGCGGCGGCGTTCGCGGCCATGATGTTCTGCGGCCCAATAGCCCTAGTCAGTTCCGGCACGAGGACCGACTCGCCGGGGGAAAGGCGGGCAAGGATAGAGTCGTGGCCGGGCTTGTACCCGCCCAGGACACCGCCGCCCGCGAACTTCCCGAACACGCCCCCACCGGACGCACCCGGCCCGGTCGGCATGATGCCCTGCCCGTTCTCGTCCTTCTTGATCCCGAGCCAGTCCTGAATACCGCCGAGGGGGTTGTTCGCGAAGTCGCCGATGCCCTTCATGACCCGGTCGATCTGATCGCCGAGCAGGCTGAATATGAACTTGATCGCTTCGATCTGCGGGCCGAACTTGGCCTGCAGGAACGCCATGAAGATCCCGAACCCGGTCTGCAGGTCGGTGATGAATTTCCCGACCGCGGCGATGCCCGGGCCGAGCTTTTCGGCGAACCAGGCGCCGAGGACGGTCAGCGCGGGGTGCAGGTGCGTGTTCCAGAACGACGTCAGTTCGGTGAAGATCTTGACGATAATCGTGACCGCGTTCCACACGAACCGGCCGATCCAGCCGAACACGAACTGAAAGACCGGGACCACGTAGGTTTGCAGGAACGGGATCACGACGGTTTGCAGGAACGAGACGAAGTTGTTGAAAGCGTCGGATATGGCTTTCCCGATGATGGGGGCGTTCTCGCCGATCCATTTGAACGCCGCGTCAACGCCGTCTTTGAACCATCCGATGTTGTTGTACGCCCACACGGCCGCGGCGGTGATCGCGGCGAGCCCGGCAGCGATCGCGAGGATCGTCAGGGTGACCGGCCAGCCGACGACAGCCACGATCCCCAAGACTACGCCGAGCGCCCCGAGCGGGCCGATCAACCCGGTAATGCCGAGCGCGACCGGGGGCAACCAGCCCTTCGCGTCCTTCAGGAAATCGAAGAACGGCTTGATATAAGGGATCGCTTCTTTACCGAACTCCATCAGCGACCCGAGGGCGTCACGTTTGAACTTCTCGATCTCGAACCCGACCCCGCTGTTCAGGGTGTCGGCCGCGTTCTGCCCCTTCCCGGCCACATCATCCAACCCGCCATTGACGTCCTGCAGGCGCTGCAGGAACGACGGGATGGTCGTGACGTCCATGTCTTCCAGGGGGGTGCCGAACAGGCCGATCGCGGCGTTCGCCCGGGTCGCCGGGTCTTTGATCGACAGCAACCCGCCGACGATCTGTTGGAACGCTGCCTGCGCCGAATCTCCGCCCTTCAGGATACGGTTCGCCATTGTCTGCTGATCCAGGCCGAGGGCGTCAAACGAGGCTTTCGACGTCGTTGACATGTCCGTTGACCGGATGCCGAACTCTTTGATCGAGTCGCCGATCTTGTCCAGGGCCATGATGCCGCCGTGCGAGGCGTCGGCGAGCATCCCAATAGCCTGCGGCCCGTTGAACCCGATCGCGGTGAAGAACGTCGAGTATTCGTCGAGGGCGTCGGCTATGTCCCCGCCCATGCCCGCGGCGGCGTTCTGCGACCCTGCGGTGATCAGGTCGAAGGCGTTGGTCGCATCCGTCGCGAGGCCGTTACGGACCATTGTCCCGGCGACCTGCGCCGCCCTAGTGACGTCGATGCCGAGGACTTTCGCGACGGTGAGCGCCTGCGTGGTGGCCGCGGCGAGGGCACTGTCGGACATGTCCCCGAACCGGCTGAACGACTTGTAGGTCGCTTCGAGTCCGGCGTTGATATCGTCCAGGCCGTCACCGATGCCGGACGAGTAGAGTTTGCCGGCGACCGCGCCGAGTCGTTTCGCGTCGGCCGGGTCCAACCCCATTTGCGCGGTGAGCATCGATTTTGAGTTGGCCTGTTGCCCGGCGAGGGCGATCGCGCCGCTGAGCACCGCGGCGATCCCGAGCCCGCCGACGGCGAGGCCTTCTTTGATGCTGCCCGCGATGTCGCCGCCGAG